CAGTTCTACTTGAATAAGTAGCAGTTCCACCAACGCTAGGCGTCCAAGTTCCTTCTTCATAGTCATCTAGCGTATTTGCATCTGATGATGCTGATTGAGTTGCGGGGAATGTGATGCCTGTTCCTGAGTTTGGAACTGCTGAGTCAAGCGCAAGGGTCTGTCCATTTGCAGTTGATAACAAACGATTTCCCGCACCATCAGAAATGACTGCATAGTTGGTTGCTGTACGAATATCTAAACCATCTTGGTTTCCATCGTACTGTCCAATAAGGGTGTGTCTAGCGCCTGACGTTACTGCATTACCAGCACCACCACCCGCACCACTACCCCTAGCGCCAACAAAAGTGTTATCACTTCCAGTTGTTACGTTTTCACCAGCCGCAAAGCCTACAAATACATTATTTGCTCCTGTTGTGGCAAGGTATCCCGCCCGATGACCGACAGCAGTATTACGAGCGGCTGTACTGGTTGTGTTTAACGATTGATAACCTACAGCGGTGTTTTCTGATGCTGTGGTGTTGGATTTAAGAGCTTGTGTACCAAATGCAACATTGTTACTGCCCGTTGTGTTTGCACCTAAAGCCGCCACACCTGTAGCTACGTTATCACTTCCAGTTGTATTAGCTGCTAAAGCGGCAGCAGTAATAGCGTAAAACTCACCACCAACAGCAACATTTCGGTTTCCCGTTGTATTGGCGGTTAACGTATTAAGACCAACCGCAGTTAATCCATAACCAGTAGTAGTTGCTGCTAAAGCGGCAGCACCAACAGCGGCATTTCCAAAACCAGTTGCAGTTGCTAAAGCGTTTAACCCCACAGCAGTGTTCCAGCTACCAGTTTGATTGGTGAAAAGAGTGTGGTATCCAATGGCTACGTTATTTACGCCCGTGGTGTTAGCTTTTGCGGCCTCATAACCAAATGCCTCAATTGGAGAGCCAGTGGTGTTGTTATAAGCCGCCTGATACCCTACGGCTGTAACAGTACCAGTAGTATTGCTATACCCCGCCTGATAACCTACCGCAACATTTAGTGTGCCTGTGGTGTTATATGTAAGGGCTTGATACCCTACAGCCGTATTACTGGATGCTGTAGTGTTTCGTTGCAACGATCCTAATCCCAAGGCGGTATTGTTTGAGCCAGTAGTAGTTGCCGCTAAAGCAGAGTTACCTACACCAACATTGTTACCGCCTGTAGTTGCTAAGTTTAAAACAGAATTTCCTACGGCAACACTTTCGCTACCAGAGGTCAAACTCTGCATCGTGTTTCTACCGATGGATGTATTAAATCCACCAGTAGTTGAAGCGTTATTTAATGCCCCACTTCCAAGCGCAGTGTTGCTTGATACACCGCCAGCACCACGGCCTACAGTCAACAAGTTAATTGTTCCTGTACTTGTTAGAGTAGTAAAAGCACCAGTGGTTGCTGTAGTAGCACCCACAGTTCCGTTAATGTTAATAGAAGCTGTGCCTGTAAGATTAGTTACAGTACCACCAGATGGAGTACCTAAAGCACCACCATTAACTACTGGCGCACCAGCAGAACCAACATTGACCGCTAAAGCAGTGGCAACACCTGTACCCAAACCAGACACACCAGTTGATATGGGCAGTCCTGTAGCGTTTGTTAAGGTTGCGCTAGTAGGTGTTCCAAGGACAGGAGTTACTAGTGTTGGCGATGTTGACAACACATTGTTGCCTGACCCTGTACTTGTGCCAACACCAGTGCCACCCTTAGTTACTTTAAGAAGTGGGCCAGTATCAAACAATGCGTCAATGGTATCCAGATCAGTATTGATCTTAGTACCCCATGTATCTGTTGAAGCGCCAACTTCTGGCTTTGTTAAGCCTAGATTTGTGGTTGTTGTATCTGCCATGTTTTACCCCTAAGAGAATTATTTAAACTGAAACTGTTGTCCAAGACTCTGCGACATCCTCAATGGGAGTCCAAGTTTCTGAAACATCCGCTTCAGTTTCCCATTTCTTTCTAGCATTAATTATAATGTTTGAGCCAGATAAATAATTAACATTACCAAGCCCGACTCTTACACCATTAACTAATACACTGCTACCTGCAACAAATGCTACGCTGTTGCTTGTTATTACATTTGCGCCAATAACAATTGTTGAATTATCTGCAACAGTCATTGCAGCAAATGCGACTCTAACTCCATTAACAACTAATGAACTAGTGTCAGCAATTGCAACTGCGCCTACAGCAACACGTTTTGCAGAAATTGCAACAGTGCTTGCATCAACAATACTCGCAGCGCCAAGGCTTACACCATAGGAGTAATTTCCTCCTCCGTAATAGCCAGAACCATACGCAGCCATTTTATGTCAAAGTAATTGTCAAACTTGTAGCAGGAATACGGAAAATATCACCATCATTGATGGTTCGTGCTGTGGTCAATGGCGCCCAGGCCAATAGATTTCCACCAGTAGAAGCATCAAAAATACCTGCCCAACCAATTGAACCCCAATTACCACCAGAAGCAGCGGCAAATTCAATTGCGGCAGCATTAGTAAATGTAGTTGCAGTACCACTACCAGATATTGTTCCAGTAACTACACGGGCATAACCACTTCCAGAAACCTCTGTACCACCACCAGTATCACTAGGTGCGGCAGTAAATAGACCCACATACCAAGCCGTTGGGCGTGTTGCCGAACCAGTTGTAAACAAGTACGTTAGTACAAGATTTTCTGTGTAATCGCTAAAAGATGACATTTATTACCCCAAAGATCGGGCACGAACAAGTGGAGTTGAAGAAACAGATGCCCTTTGATCTGCCACCTCAATGTCGCTAATGGAGTTTGTATACATTTGACCCCATACAGCTAAACGCTCATCATCTTTCAAATATGGTGCGGCCTCAACCAATGCACCATATAAGTACAAGTCTGGGGCATAAGCTAGAAGCCAGTTGCTTGTGTTTGAATCACTCAACGCAGGAATCTTAGCATAATATGTAAGTTCTGCGCTATATGTTGAATCTGGTGTAGGAATAAACTCTAATTGCGAACCAGTAATTGTGTAATAAACTGGTTGACCAGTAGAAACATAACTATTGGCCTTTAGTTCATCCCCGTAAGCTTCAGTTACAAACTTCAATCTGACAATGGGATTGGTGTTTAACTGAAACTCTTTGGCCTGTAGCCAATCAGCAGGATAAGCAAAAAAAGCAGTTTCAATCTGACCATTGGCACGTTTAACCATTTGGCGAGTACGCAACTTGCGGTTGAATTTAGCTTCTGCAATGGTAATAAAGCTTGGAATAACAGAAGTCAGATCATCCCGATTCAGATAATCTGCTATTGTTGCTTTAAGTCCTGCAAAAGTATCAAGTGCCATTTTCTACATCCCTACACATAAGTGTGTGTTCATGTTTGTATTCAAATGTGCCAATATGGAAGATCTCTTTTGAGAGATCCTGGTCAACATAAGTTTTATGCCCATTTTGGGCGGCTCTACGGCAAAACCATACATCTTCACCGATGTAGTCTTCCGCAGCGGGAACCCAAGGGATAGCAAACCAAGGATATTCCATAGATTTATAGACTTCGGATTTAACAAGCATTACACCCATCCCGCAGTAGTCTACATCAACAAGTCCTGTTGAATCGTCCTCAGTATATACCCGATTTATGAATGTTGCATCCATATCTGGAGTATTTTTCTTTACCGCAATCGGTTCAGTAGGAAATCTACGTTTAGCATAGTTTCCACAGACAATACCTTTGTCATGTTCCAATAAGCGAATAATTGAGTCCTTTGGGAATCTCATGTCGCTATCAAGCCATAATGTATGCGTACACTCAGCCGCCACTGCATCTCTAGCCAAATCCTGACGTTGTGCTGACAACAACGTGCCAGAGCTAGTGTAGATCACTACCTTGTGATTTGTTGTACCTACAGTAAATCCAACAAGTCTTGCTAAATCAAAAGCAAATCCAGAGTTAACAAAGTCCCGTGTTGGGACTAATATCCCAATGGTCTTACTATCCATTAAACTTCTCCAGGTCTTGTGCGAAATGCACGATTATCAGGGTCATTGAGCCATCGTTTCATGTAGGCTTGATCTTCAAGCTTACCTTCTGCCTTCATTTGATAATACAAAGCCATAGGAATGGATGCAACATGGTGCATATCGCCTTTCCAATTAGCCTTTTCATCAAACGAATTAAATCGTTCTTTGTTTGCTTCTACTACATTTGTAGCATCAATAATTGTCTGAATGGTTGCCTCATCTTTATCAGCATCGTAATGCCAAAGTTTTTGAGTACCCATCTCTAGGTTTGTATCAAAGATTTTTGTAGTCATAAAAAAAGGGTGGGTTATTAGCCCACCCTTAGTTAATCAGATTAGCTCTGAATTGTTGAGTTCAAGTCATAGACAGCGCCATGAGCTTTCTCGTTTTTAATCTTCAAGCCCCACTCACACAAGAGCATACGCTTCTCAGCATCACCTGTCTTAGCCAGTTCAACTGTCTGGAAGGGACGCAGATAGCAAACACTTGCGTACTCAGGATCAAGCACAAAAACATCACGCTCACGTTGGAACCTGTTGGCAACAATGCTCACGTTTCCGAAATCTGAAACATAAACATCAGCAGCGCCAATGATGGTTGAAGGTTTAGCGCTTGTAACATGGAAACGCTGTGCAGCAATACCAGCCATCTTGGACAAGTTCTGTTTGTTAACAGGACCAGCCATAACGATAGATGGTGAGCCACCTTCTGTCCACACCTTCTGAATTACGTCTTTCAGCAATGTTTCGCTGAATGAACGCAAGTTACCAGCAGTTGAGTCTGTACGAGCTGCATCAGGAATGGTTGTGTATGAAGGATCAGAACCACCAGTACCTTCGTTAGTATTGGTCTTCAAGAAGGCCAACAATGCGCCTGACTTACGAGCAGATGACGTAGAACCAGCGGCAGCGGCTTGGTTAGCCAACATTGTTGACTCCATGTCACGCTTAATTTCCGCAGATTTTTTAGCCATTTGATAGCTCAACTCAGAGCGACGACCTGCTTTGTCAACAGCTTCCAAAGTACCAGCAATGATTACATCCTTACGGCTAATCTGGGTGTAGTTGCCCAAACGAACAGTAGCTGTAACTGCTGTGAAAGAGGTGATGTCATCGCCCTCGATCTGTGCATTGGTTGTGATGGCAGCAGCCAAATCATCAGTTTGCCATTCAAAGAATGTGTTAGATACGTTCTCACGACCAACATTAGACATGAATGGAGTCTCTTCTGGAGAGATTTGATAGATAACATTTGAAAGATCTTCCCGAACGCCTTTAGCGTCAAATCGGGTGTACGTGTTTGTAATAGCAGCCATGATAGGTCCTTAAATAAATTTCTCGAATAAAGATGCGGCATCTCTGACGCTTCCTGTTTGTGCAAGACGCTTTTTTGCGTTATTTAAATCACTCGACTTAGAACTTACGCTACCTGCTGAACCAGAACTAACCATCTTTGGTGCTTTTTTAATCT